CGTAACATATCAACTCCACCATATTCATTTGCTGGGTATAAAATAACTGATGAGTCTGTTATTCCTGCACTTTGGTTTGTTGATTCAGATAAATCTAATCTTTTTCCTATTTCTGGATGTTGGATTGAACCTGCAATATTAACCCAATTAAAATGATGGGCTGTATGGATTACAATTTCTTTACCAACAGTCCCAACCCCACTATGAGCCCGAATATCATCACATATTAATAATATTTTTTTCCTCTTATCAGGAGGAATATAACTAAATTTATTTTTCATAGACATATTTTTATATAATATAAATTAAATTTTTCTACCATCCAAATCTTCCTATAAGAAAGAAATGCTATTTTTTAAAAAAATTCAATACATAAATTATTTATTCTTCTAATTGAGTATTAATATGAGAATGTAATCTTCTTCGGTAATCTTCATCTGTTAGATAAAGATGAATAGATCTTTCTGTTAATTTTTGTAGAGAAAATTTGTAGCGAACAGTAGCTACTTTGAATTCTTCAAATAACTCACTCTGTACTTTTACAGAGGTTAATGTCATATCCTTTTTATTTGTCATATTCTTTATTTATGATTGATTATATATAAATATATAAAATTTTTTTAAGATATACCATTTGGGCAAAGATCTTTTCGATTAGCAAAAACACAAAATCTACAATTTTCTTTGGAAGGAGAGGGTTCAAATTTATTTTCCTTGAACGAACCATCCCAATTAAATACTTCTTCTATAAATGAATTAATTGCTTTTGTTGCTTTATTCATTTTAATTTTACCACTTGGTGGGATGTATTCTTGGATTCTAGAAATTGGATATGGTGAATCTTCCCATATTTTTCTTTTAACAATAAAGAATTCTATTTCAATATCATCTTCAGGAACCCCAAATTGCAAACTATAGAATTTTTTATACCATATTAATTGGAATTGTTTTATTTCATCATTTTTCTTCTTCCCATCCCATCCATTAACTGAGGTTTTTATATCTATAATTCTAAATTTATTAGTTGGTTCATGATATAAAACCATATCTAAATAACCTTTATATAAAACATTTTTATATTTAGGGTTTGGGGTTAATAAAATGGGTATTTCACAACCTACTAAATACCAACCTCTTTTTCCAAAATAAATGTTACGTTTCTTTTTTATAAAATTCAAAATGGATAAACCATCCTCGAAAAATTCTTTTAATTCGGCTGAGTCAGTAAAATGGGTTTTGTTGTTTTTTTTATAATCAGACTGATAGTTTTCTCTAATGCGTTCCTCAAAATATGATTCTATATCAATTCTATCAGCAGCTGCTCCACTTTCTTCATATATGGTTGTTATATAGTGTTGTAATGTCTCATGAAAAGATGTTCCAAACATTGTATGGATTGAAGGACTATATTTGTAATGACCATCCCTATATTGTAAAGCCCATTTATGAGGACAGGATAAAAACATAGAAACTTGACTATAAGAAATATGTTTTTCCGTAGCGTAATTCATTTCCTTAAGTTGATGCTTTTGGATTTGTTTTACTATTGGGGGTAGTTTTTTAGGTTTTTTCTTCTTTTCCTTTTTCCCAGTAGAAAAAATATGATGTGTTTTTAATAACTCACCCATGTTAAGAACCCACCACCCCTGAATACAGAGAATGAGACTGAGGAATTGTCTCTAATACTTTAATTCTTCTTTCTAAATAAAATAAGGCTTTTTTTAAATCTTGTACAGGTGGGTTATCATCTTTTTTACCACTTCTTCCTATATATTTTAAAGCATTAAATAAATAAGCATCTTTATCTAATCCCCAAGCCTCTGCTACTTTAATAACTTCATATGGATTATCTGCTCCTCCATAATGAGATGGGTGTGAAACCATTTCTTTATTATTCATATATTTTTTATTTCTTTAATTAATTTTTTAATTTCTTTTTCATCAATACCTGATTTAGATAAAATCTGTCCTACTCCCTCTTGCCCTAGAAGATAAATATATTCTTCTGCTTCCCCAAAAGAAATGGTATAATAATTAGCAATATGACACAATATTGTTTCATTTATTTTCTTAGGGGAACCTTTTATATATTTTAACCATACATTATTTTTTGGTATCATATCACAATAAAATTTATATATTTTTTCTTTATCATTCTGAGGTATGAGTTGGGCATAGTTGGCTACATCAATATATGGTTCATACATTGAAATGTAACGATGGATCATAAACGGAGTAAATTGTTTTTTATCTTCCTCCGTAAAAGAAGACCAGGGAGATTTTTTGCCTGTGATTTCTTTTATAAAATCAAATATTATCAATGCCGTATTCTTGTCTTAATTCCTTAGGGAGTGTTTCTAAACAAATCTCATTTGTTTGATGATCAAAAAATACTGGGATTGGTATTAGAGCATCTTCATCAGCACCTATTATAAATTTAGATACTTTACGTAAAATAACTCCTTGACTCCAAACTTGCCCTCCTGATGAAGTTTTTATGGGAGTTGTTTTGGATAGATCGATGTTTAAGTTTAATTGATTATTTTTCATTTTTTTTATATTTTTTCCATTCTAAATAAAACCCAGCAGCCACTAATAAATTCATACCAAATGATGCTACTATCTCTTTTATATCTTCATACACATTCATGGTTAAATGAACATGACCTACCATCCAAAAAGGAATAGATAAATTACTAGCTACCCACATTATGAAAAATAGGAGAAATTTTTTCATATTCTTTTATTTATTTTTAAAGTTTCAATAATTTTACTTATCCCAGCACAAAAATTAATTTCCAAATCCACCCTAAAGTTAGATTGATAAATACATTCATTTATGATAATAGCTATTTGACCCTCACACCCCACGGCATATTCATTTGTATTATCATATAGGTGTTTAAAAATGTCTTCAAACGAGGAAATATCATTGTCCGCGATAATCTGTCTAATATCGTTAAATGTTTTATTAGACGGTTTCTTTAACAATTCAATAATTTTGCTTTGAACATCTTCATTTTTACCTAAAGTAGTAGGTAATATAAGTCTATTATCAATAACATACTTTTGACAGTTATTAATAATTTTCCTAAAATCAGGATAAGAATTATGAATTATAGCTGCTAAATCATCTAATTCAAATTCAATATTTTCCTGGTTTAGAATTTCATAGACGTGTTTTGCAACTACTTTTTTAGATGGAGGTGTTAGTTTAAATTCTTGTAATCTACTTCTTAGAGGTGGAATTAATCTTTCTGGATAGTTACCTGTTAGAATAAATCTTGTTGTTAAACTATATGTTTCAATCATATTTAATAACAACACTTGTGATGCTTGTAAAATATGAGTTGCCTCGTCTAAAATAACAATTTTTAGAGGTTTAAAACCACGAGCAGAAGAAAATGATCCCACTTTTTCTTTAATATCATCCATCCCCCTATTTTCAGTGGCATTTAGATAAATAAAATCACAATCAATATTGTTTACCAATATTTTTGCTAATGTTGATTTTCCTGAACCTTGAAGACCCGCAAACAATAAATGTGGAATATCTTGTTTATCTAGATATTCTTGTACTTTGGCTCTAGTTTCATCAGTACAAATATAGGTTTCAAGTGTTTTAGGCCTGTAACGTTCAACAAAAATAGTATGTTCTTTTTGATTCATAACTTATTGAAAAATATATTCTCCGTAAATTGAATATTTTTTAGGTTCTGGTTTTTTTATTTCTACTTGCTCTGGAAATATAGCATAAAGTTTACCTTCATCCAAATTTAATCTAAAGGATTTTGGTTTAATTTCCGCTATTTGATAATAAGCTTCTAAAGCATCTGTTAATGAAGGTTGTATTTTTTCTACCTCATTAACTTCCCAAGAATCACCCATTGGAATTCTTTTTGCTATTTCTACTAATTTTTCTTGAATTTCGATTTCATTCATAACTTTATTTGTTCTATAAGATAAGGCAGTAAGTCACTATATAGATAATTAATACAAACAGAATCTGATTTCTTCAGTTTAACATATAAATGATCACTCCCAGGAACAAAACAAAAATCAACTATTTTAAAGTTTATTTCTTTAATGTGAATGTGTTTATCTATTAGGCTTACTGCGTCTTTCATTTTTTATCTTATTTTTAATTTTACATCATTCCCATCATATCTCCAAACCCAGATTCAGATTTTTTATCTTCAGGTTTATCAACTACTACTGCCTCAGTTAGTAAAATTAAACCAGCTACAGAAGCAGCATTTTCAAGTGCAGTTCTAGTTACTTTAGCAGGATCAATAATACCTGCCTCTTTCATATTAACAAAGGTTTCTGTT